CAATATTACCGTCATATCCAGATGCTAATGTATTTTTAATACCACCAAATGATCTAAAGTCCATGTGACCTGAAACATTTCCTGCCGCTGCGCTTCCGCCTACGACCGCTGCCACAACATTTGTTGTCGCATTCCATTCCAAAGCTACGCGCATACCACCAATGTCGTACCAAATTTGTTCAATAGTGGCAAGTGCGGGAGTTAATCCGGCATTGCTTGCCGCTAAAGCAGATATATCTACTTTTTCAACTGAACTTTCTCCAGTACCATCCGATATGTTTGTGAATTTTACGACAGCGATTCTATCGCCATCAGCTAAAGTTTGACTTGTTACGGCATCTGCCATTTTTTCCTCCTATTGGAGAGAGGGGACTTTCGTCCCCGCTCCGTTAAAGTTTATTTTATTCGAAGATCAATCTACTTATTGCTTCGTATTGAACATCCAAAGCTGCCGCTGCACCATCGCCTGCTTCAATTCCAATATATGGAATTAAATTAATGTCGTTGGTCATAGCCGCTGACTTTTGACTACGATTATCAATAGTCGCTTGAGTTGTACCAGTAACTGAAGTTGTTCCATCAAATGTAGTTGTAGCAGTAGTAGCCAAGCCATACTGTTCTCCGTTTACAAAAACAGACATTTTTCTGTCACTATCAAATACAATTTTCAAATGATAGTTTGTGCTAGCCGCCACTGTGATACCTAAATTAGTCAGGTAATCAGCACCCGCTATGGAATAAATGAAATATAACGGTGTGTAGGTTGACAACACCTGTCCAACAGTTTCATCAGTAGCAAAATAAAAATAAGCCTGATTTGCATCCGTTTGTGGAAGTTGATCATTAGTCAGTTTCAATCCCGCCCAGATTTTCTGGTTGTCGATTGCAGAACTTGTTCTAATTGAAGCTTCCCAGTGAACCTGGTTTTCAGTACCCCACTTTGTACCAGTCCAAGCTGTTTGCTTGGTGTCCAAGTGTGGCAGCACAATTGATTGGTCTGCATCTGAACCCGCAGTTGTTATAGTCATACCCGCAACAGTAGCACTGTAAGTAGCGAGAGCCGATGTCATGTTAGTTCCTAACGCTTCAAAGTTCCTATTTACAGGTGTGTTTGTAGATTCAGTAGTTGAAGCTAGATCGGCATTAAGTCCTGGTAGTTGTGCAAAATACTCCTCTAAGTAGTATCGTCTTGTGTCTTTGATCCCTAGATCATGAACGGTTCTATCAGCATCCACACCCGTAGACGAAGCTTCACTATAAATCTTGAAGCCAGTCTTTGATCTTACAGGACCGCTAAAACTTGTATTAGCCATAATTTTCTCCTTGGTCGTATAGACCTTTCGTCATACAGTCTCTATACCGTCTGCCTAGCCAGTCTGTATAACTAATTAATACTAGGTTGTGTAAATGGGGCGGAGACCGCCCCATAAATAATTAATTAAGCTCCTGGTGAGCCAAATATTCCGCGCCAGTCAGACCAGCCGAAGCTGTATCTTTCCCTTGCTTTGTATTTAACGTTACCAGTTTCGAAGTCGCCTTCCATTTTAGTGGAAATTGCGGCTCTTTGGAAATGCTTTAATCCGTTAGGAGCATCGGTTTTAATGAACCACGCGTCAGTATCAGTTAAGAAATTATTAACTACATACCCTTGCGGGATCATGCCCATGCTCTTTGCAGCATTAATATCATTATCAGCAGTGCCGACTCTTTGAGACGTTTTCATCAGTCTCTCAGCAGTAAATTGAAGATTAACTGGAATAATCATTTTTGTGCCGTTAAGAGAAATTTTTAATCCTCTGTCATCGGTCATTCCAGCAATATCAATTAAGGCTTGCTCAAGAGAAGTCTCGTTAAGATCCGCAGCAGTTGATAGCTCGTTTTTGACGTTTCCGCCAGTGGTAACGTGGGCTGTAGAGAAAAGCTCTAAGCCGTCGCCCCCTGTGTAAGAACTGTTAAATCCTCTGTTGAGAACATTAGCAGATTTTACTTGTTTAGCGTTCATCATAGAACGTGCCAGTGCTTTGGTATAACGAGAACTGATTTTATCGTAAAGGTTGTCCTCTACTGCTTCCTCAGTAATTGCAAAAGCAAGTGCTATAGTTTCGTGAGTATAGCGAGCAGTAAAAGCTTCGGTCGCATCGTCGTACTCGACTGATACTCCCTCTGGTTTTACTGAAGCTGTACCGAAACCGGATAGCATTACTTCTTCTTCGAAAGCACGATCAGAATTTTCAGTGTCGAAAATTTCTGTGTGCTGATTGTCGTAGCGGTCGTACTCCAAACCAAACAGCGCGTTAAGGCCGGGCTCGAGTTCTTTGACCAGTTGTGATCTAGATATAGCCATTTAAGCCTCCCTACGCTAGTGTTGCAGCTTGCAAGTAGAAATGCAAGTCTTGTGAAGGTACAACATATGCATTAACATTTGCTGTACTTGTATCACTGTTTGAAGGATCCTTAGATATTCCAATCTGTTTCCATGTACCTGTTGTAGCAAGAGTAGAAGTACCAATTTCTTGCGTTGATCTACCAGTTTTAGTGCTTCCACTTACTCCTGCTAAATCAAACCCACCGAAATTCATTGCTTCAGTTCCTGTTCCATCATGCTGTCCTTCAAAGACAGTAAATGGGTCATCGAAAACATAGGCTTCAATATCCGAAGCATTTACGTCTGCTGGATAGTATTTCGCCCAAGTTGGTTTACCTGTAGTTGGATCCGTATATTGACAACCATTGAAGATACCTAAAAAAATTGCGGCCGCTGCCACAGTTTCTATGGTACCCGCTGTTACACGCGTTACCATTTGACCTTGGTAAAGTGCGGTATCATAGTTGGTTGTAATTCTATACGTGTTATTACGAATTTCGCCACCAGTAAGATGTCTTACGGGCCTGAACCCGAAAGCTGCGTCTTGGTTAGCCATCGTTTTATCCTTTTTTTAAAGGGTTAAGTTTTTATTCGATGGACAAAAGAGCTAGAAAATTAGGTCTTTCGGTTACCACCGAAGCTTACACGACTTTGCCGCTCAGGTTTACTGATTGGCATACTGGGATGTTGTTCCTTCAATAGATCGTTTTCTATTGCGTCATCTCTATCTTGCGTTTTTTGCGCAAAATAATCTATACGTTCTTGCACGATTTCTTCCGGAATCTTTGCCAGTAATAATCCCCCAACTCCAATAACGCCTTTATATTTACCTTCCTGTATAGTTGGATATTCATCTTCATGGGCATCGCCTCTTACGAGTTCGAAGCCTTCTCTCAGTCTAGCCGATAAATTTTTATTATCTTCTTGACCTAGAGTTTCTGATCTTATCCATCTGTGTCTGAACCCAGCGGGTGCAGGTGGCGCGTCTAGAGATGACGGTGGTGCCCATGGTTTCCTTCGAGTCGCTTTGTCTCGGGATTGGGCAGCGCGTGGAGTCTTATTTGTAACTTTTAATTCATTATCCATATGCCTACTCCTTCACGTATTTCGCATATTCTTCAAGTGGCACACCTAATTTTTTAGCAATCGCTACTTGTGACGGTGTGAGTCTCACGGTCTTGCGTCCAGTGCCAGAGGTTCTTGAGGCGGATGCAACTGTCTGAACGGGTCTGCTGCTTGCCTTTTCTCCCCCATCAAATTTATGGGGAAATTCCTCGCGAATGCGTTTGTCAATTTCCTCGTAGTATTCATTGCTTGTAGGGTTGAATCCATCTTCCTCCACAAGTTTCTTGTGAATGCCAAACGAGGCGTATGTCATCGCTTCGTCCTTGCCAAACCATTCGTTCTTTTCAGCCCATTGTTCGGCCTTGGGATCAGGTTTTGGCGTCGGTGCCTTACTTTGTACAGGTTGTCCACCTATTTGTCCAGCGTTTTTTAAGGATTCCTCATATTTTTTTCGCTGGTCTTCTGTCGCTTTTATGCGCTCTTCCTCAATGGCCAGCCTTGCCAAGGACTGGTTCGCCGCTATTTGTGCGTCAACATCTCCTTTTGACATAGCTTGCTTTAAGTTTACTTTAGCCGCTTCCAGTTGGGATTTTACGCGTCCTGTAAATTCACTGACGTAGCCGTCATCCAGTTTGTCGAATTTTGATTGTAAACTGTCCCGCTCGCCCTTGACTTGCTGGGCATAGCTGACAGCTTCCTTTTCTCTTCTTTCCGATTCGCGAATTTTATAGGTCAATCGGTCAATGCGTTTCTTGACGCCTTCGCTGTATTCCTCGCGCTCGTCTTTTTCTTCCTTAACCTCTACAATAGGTTTGTCTTTAGTTTCAACCTCTTTTATATCAGCTTTGGAATCTTTTATTTCAACGTCAACGGCGTTTCCGGTTGTATCCAGATCGACCATTGGAGTTGATGATTCTTTCAGTGCTTCCTGTACTTCGGGCATGGTTTCCTCTCCGTGTTAAACGGTTAATGCGTGCAAAATATCTTCCGGATCCTCAATGGTTCCCAATATTTCGTCATCGTTTAGTACGCGTATTTCTCCCCCATCAATATAGATGCGGGAACCAGCGTAACGTGCAAATAAAACCCAATCTTTTTTCTTGCACCACGGTCCGTTGGGAAACTTATCTTTATCATTATAAGCATCTGGTCCTATGTCCATGACCAACCCACAGTTAGTTGCAATTTGAGATTCGGTTACTGTTTTATCAGATAGAATAATTCCACCTTTTGTTTTTTCCTTAGCTTTATAAGGTAGAACAAGAATTCGCCAACCAGTCGGTTTTGGCAAACTCATTTCTTCCAATGGTTTTTTTTTAACTTTCTTTTCTTTTTGTACTTGCTTGATGCGCCGCTCAGCGACGTGTTTCGGTAAAATTAGAGTGTTCATCTTGCTCCTGTTTTTTTAGCAGGTCCGAGAGTTCCTGTTCAATGTAATTTAACGTATCAAGCTGTCCCAGATGATTTTGATAATCATTCCAGTCTTTTACTTGGTTGCTTGTTATTATCTCAATTACTTGGGTTTGTCTAGCCCTAATTATTTTGAATATTCTTTCTGCCAGTCTTACTACATCCATTTATTCCTTCTCTTCGGATTTTGCCTTTGATGGTCTGGTGCCTCCCACATAGAGGCCAAACCATGCCGCTCCCGCTCCCACAATCACAGACACAAAAGCTGACTGTGCGTTGGTAGGATCAGGCAACTGCATAAACCATTCCGTTGTGCGCCAAAAAGCAACACCATACAGGGTAATCAACAAGCGCGGAAATATTCTCCACGCGCTAAGTCTCTCTGGTGAAATCATTTTTTCTTAAATAATCCTTTAACACCCGGAGCCATTCTGACGCCCATGCTGACGCTGCAGCTTAAATATAACAAGTGCTTATAATATTCCGGCAATTTATGAAGTGCCTCAAAACCCCGTTCCACGTGCTCCGTCATTCCGGGCACGAAGACCAAAATTGCTGGAAGCATTAGGGCAAGCAAAACGAATTCGTCTTTCCAGCTTCCTTTCATCTGGTCAACAGCAGACGCTTCCCACGATACTTCGCCGGCGATCTGCTGCTGTTTCAACTTAGTATTGGCTTTTATTTCTGTTAACTTGTTCTCGGCCTTCGCCTTCTTGGTTTCTATGAAGCCGGAAACCGCTTGCCCGGCAACGCCGAGCAAGGGTTTTAATAATAACTGTAACACGGATTAAACTCCCCCGCCTGTCATTTTGTAAATGACAAACAGAACCACTACGGTAACGATGCCGGCTTTAATCCAGTCCTTCATTCCCCAGTCGCTCCATTCCTTCAGGTGAGCCCAAAGATCTTTAATAAGTTTCATGTTTCCTCCTAATGTTCTGTTAAATCAAAATCAGGTTCAAATTCAACAGTTTTTACAGGTTTTAAAACTTCCTCAAGTTTATTAACCGCTTCTTGTATATCATGCTCGCAATTTAAGCAAGCGCAAGATGTGCATTTTCCACCATCCCCGTGATGGCATCCATGTCCGCAATGTATGCAAAGGGACATTAATGCAATGTCTCTTTTTTTAACTCATACATTGGATTTTCCAGGTTCTCGGCAAATAAATGCAGCATATCCGCCGTTTGGTCCGGTCCAAGAATGTTTAGGTAAATGCTTTTTGCAACAATCATCAAGCACGCGCTTAAGAC